GTTGTTGATAAAACCATCCTCATGATGGATCTTAAATTGCGCAACACTGAATTCTTCTATAAAGTATATGGAGATGATAATTACATCAAAATTTTTGGTAAGTTTGGCATTAAGGTTGAAGATATTGCGGAACATTATATGAGGCGTTTTGGAATTAAGATTGTTCACTGGTCTAAAAGTGAGAACCATGATGATGATAATATCCGTACTGTTTCTTTTCTTGGTCGAAAATTTGCTAAATATCGCAACAACGCAATCACCAGATGTCCTTTAGATGTGGATGTTATCTTGCAATCTCTGTACTGGATTAAAGGGCAAAATGATCCATATCAAGTCATTCCACAAAATGTTCGTAATGCATTTATGGAATTATCGCATCATACTCCTCAGGTGTACTACGAAAAATCCTCTTTGATTCTTGAAGCAATTAAGAAACACATGCCAGATATTTATGATACTTGCAGTTCTATGCGCATTAGTTATGCGGATTGGTTTAGTTTGATTTATGAAGGTGAATCCCCTCCATATTCACTATATGATCACTCTTATACCACTGAGTATATGGATTGTGAACCAAACTCAGCAGATTTAGGTGCTGCTTCTGTTGTTAATCCCGTCGGTGAAAATGAGGTCTTCCGTCAGGTTAAAGAACCTGGTACCACTCAAGTGGATCAACTCGGTGGTTTTGCCGACTCTAGTGAAACAGCAATTGGAAGTGCGGCAGTCACAGATTTAACAGTGCATGATACTATGAATATGAAGTCGTTTGACAAAGATAATTCTTTGGATAGAATGTATATTATCGATGATTTGTCAGTTCCATCTTCAGCTGGTGTCGGCGCATTGTTGGCTACATATGATTTTCCTGGAATATTGTTTGGCAAACCCTATATTTCAGATAATATAGCCGATTTTCTTATGTTTAAAGGGGATATCCAACTTACACTTAGATCCACAGCGCAAATGGAATTGTCTGGTAAATTACTCATTTCAATTATGCCACTTCAAACTTTTTACCCAATTAATTCTACAACTTTGATTACACAACCCGATTTTGGTAATTATTTTGAAGCTTCTGGATCCCCCTGTTGGACCGTTTCTTTGTCTGCTAATTCAACAGTATCTTGTGTACACAAGTTTACTAACGGTCGCAGAGCGATGAGTTTACGTAAGTTTGGAAATGGTGAAATTTGTCGATTCTTTGTTTACGTTTTGGCTCCTCTTAGATCATCTGATGGCACAGCGCAATCAGCTACAATGACAGTATCAGGACAGTTTCTTAACGCTAAATTGTCAATGCCAATTGATATCACAGTTGGTCCCACGGTCAGAAAACCTGTTGTTAGGCAATATAAGAATACTTTTATTGGTGAAACTAAGGAAAAAGAAGATAAGGAGAAGAAATCTGAATTTGATCTTGTTCGAGAATTACGTCGGGAAATTTTGCAATTACGTAGTAAAGTTGAAGAGTTATCGATTGATTATATTGCTTGTAGTTCAGTTCTTAAAGAAGCTGATGTTAAAGCAAAGAATAATTCAATTTCCAGTACACTTGGC